CCGGCCGGCCGGTAGTGGTCGCCGCTCACGAGCGAACCGGCCAAACCACCGGCCACCGATCCGATCACGCCAATGGCGATCGTCTGCCACTTGGCGTGCGGCTTCGCAGGTGGCCACAACCACTCCGCGACGGAGCCCGCGATCCATCCGAAAACGACCCAAACGACAAGTTGAAGCATCACCATCCCTCCGCGTGGCAGATCATGGTCCTGTCGTCACAGTGTGCGGCGGCGTATTGCTGCTCGACCGGCCGCGGGGCTGGCTCGGCGAAAACCGTGACCCACAACCCGAGCTTCGCCAGCCGCGAAATGAGCTGGAGAAACGGCCGCTGGGGCCGGGGGTTGAACGGGTTCACCGGGTCGAAGCCCGGGACCGAAGCGGCCAAATAACCGGCCACGAGACACGCGAGACACGAGAGAACGATGGCACGCTTGGTCATGGGGTCACCTACAGAGCGAGCGAGTGGTTGATGGCCGGCACCTTCGCGGCGTCGGTTGGGGCCGGGGCCGGCTGCAGCCAGCCGGCGTGGTCGAGGTCGCGGTACTTGAAGCCGTTGACCGAGCCGATTACGAACGAATCGCCCTGGGCAAGAATCGCTTCGGCGTCGGCCCGCGTGATCCAGAACGAGCCGTCCGGCTGATCGAGCGGGTGCTTGCCCCCGCCCACGTAGGAGCCCCAGCTGTTCATCAGCAGGACGCCGTCGCGGGGATTCTTCATCGGGGTGGCGGAGCCCGGGCCGTTGTTCTTGGCGTACTTCACAGAGATCGCCACGAGGCAATGGTTCCAGGTGGACGCCCGTCGGCAGAACCCATCGGCGTCGCGGTCGCCGGACGCGAACCCGACGTTCGAGCACACCGGGACGCACATGCCCGACTCAAGAGCCGAGACCAGGGAGTCCCAGTCTTCGCACAGGGCGACGGCCGTGGCGGTGTGCTGGTTGGCCAGCACCGCGAGCGGCTTCGGCACGCCCGAGTTGCCCCACGCCCGGGAGCGGTCGATCGAGTACGCCGAGAGATCGACGTCGCCGTACTTCTGCCGGTACAGGATCCCGCCCACGGTGGTGTCGCGGCACCGGCCCGACACCCAGCGGGCCGCGGCCCCGCCGTAGGAGCCGTCCGAATACCCGGCCGTGACCACCGGCGGCATCCGCCCCGCGGTCCGCGAGCCGCCGTAGATCGGCTCGGTCGCCACCAGCAGCGGGCACTCCGCCAGCCCGCCCGCGACGTGGTCAACGCACTGGCCAACGTAGGAGCCCATCGCCCAGCCAAACGACACGCACGACCCGTGCGGCCCCTGGTTCCACGGCCCGAACGGCTTGCCGTACTTCTGCCGGTGGCAGCGGTCAGCGAACCGATAGAGGTATGCGTCGTGGCCCTTGGCCCCGGCGATCACCTCGGCCCCGGCCTGGCGAAACATCGGCTGGTCGAGCTCGCGGAGAAACTCCCGCGTCCCCTCCGGGTCCGGCAGGTAACCGTAGTTCGTCTCGACCCTGTCGGCGATCCGCGACACGTAGCGGGACACGAGCGTGCCCAGCACCGCCGCGAACACGACGAACGCGATCGCCGACCAGGTCCATTCGCTACTTCGCCGCATCGGTCGCCGCCCTCCCCACGTCGCGGTACGCCGCCACCCACGCCGATCGCTGCTCGGCACTCAGCGGGCCGCCGTCCGTGCCGACCGCCCCTTCGAGAAACTTGGCGATCGCGTCCCGGGCTGCCGGCTGCCGGTCCCCGATCGAAATACCCCGGCAGCGAAACTCGCGGACCCGCCGCCGCAGCTCATCGACAGCCACCCCGGTGGCCAGATAGCCCTCCGGCTGGCCAGCGGCAAACTGGATCTCGTCCGCGATCTCGTCGCACATGGCCCCCACCAAGACGGCGTCCTCGGACGCCGTGGGGCCGGCGAACAACCCCCGCAGCGACAGCGGGCCGGGATCGGGTGCCGGCGACGGGCCGGGGGCCGGGCCGGGGCCGGGGGCAAACCCATACGCGATCGCCGCAGCCACCAGGGCGATGCCGGCGTAGTGGCGGGGCGTGAGCGTGGGGGCCACGGCCTTGGCCTTCTCGACGAGCGGAGCGAGCTGCGGCCAGCCAAACGCCACGGCCGCGGCGGCGATCAGAGCGAGAGCGATCATCGGACCCTCACGAGCGGGAGAAGTTGTTCAATGGCACCGCTGGCGAGGGCCAGCACCAGGAGCCGGACCGGGCCGCGGGCGAGCCCCCACACCGGCCAGAGCATGAGCGGGATGCAGTTGTCGGCCGCCACGTCGAATAGCCGGCCAACCCCGGCGAGCACGGCGGCTTTCTTCTGCTCGCCGGTCATGCTCGCGACCTCGTCGTACATGGCCATGGCGATCTTCAAGAACGCCACCAGCAGCTCGCCGAACTCTGCCCACGTCAGCCCGTCCGCCGCGGCTTTGCGGGCGTCCGACAGGTAGAGCTCGACGCGGCTGAAATCAGCGGTCATGGTCAGTCCGCGTAAGAGCCGAGACCGATCGCCGTGAAGTCCACGCCGTACGTGCCGGTCGGGCCGTTCTGGAACGTCCACGCCCCGGTGGCCGTCGAGATCCCGGTGAGGTAGTCCACCAGGTGCAGCTGCCCGCCGACGCGGACCGCCACGCCCGTCGCCCCGGTCGTGCCGGTGGGGGCGCTGAACAGCACCCAGCCGCCCGTCGGGCCGGTGGGCACCGAGACCAGCATCTCGCGGATGTTCGTGAACACGGCTTTGCCCGCGAACCCGAACGACGTCACCGGGGCCGCGTTGACGTTGATGGTGGACGAACCCACGCCCGTGATCGTGAGCGCGGTGGTGAACGCCACGGTGGCCTGGTTGGGGCCGGTGCCGTTGGTGATCGCCCGGGCCGACGACCGCTGGGCCGACATCGACACCTGCGGCTGGGCGTCCGCGTCCGACAGCGACCACGAGATCCGGGTGTTGCCGGCGACCGAGAGTGAGTTGGCCATCAGCGAGTCTCTCCTAGAGCGTGGAGTCGTTTGGCCTCGGCGAGCGTGACGCCGAGTTGAAGGGCGAGCATCTCGAAGAACGTGAGCGGTTTGGGTTGCCCGGGCCGGCGGCTGGTGATCGAACCGATCCCAACCCGCCGCGACGGCTGGTAGTGAACGTGGTGCCCCGCTTCGCTCGACGATGCGAGCGGCTCACGGCCGCGGGCGGTCTGGCGAAACAGGGAGTCCATGGTCTCTATTCACCATTGTACGGGTGTTCAGGTACGCCGCGGGCGCGCAGAAAATCCGCCCATGCCGCTTGAACCGATGCCCGGAGTTGGTCGATGGTGCCGCCGTTCTGGATCTCCACGTCGCAGTCGTCGCGGCCGATCATCCGATCGCTGACGTGCGGGCAGTCGGCCGGCTCATCGCCGGGCCGGCTCACCCACCAAACCTCCCCGCCACGCTCGCGGATCGCGGCGACTTCGTTGGGGAACCGCGTGCCGCAGATGGCGAAGACGTTGGCCCCGGTCTGGTCCGCGAGCATGTCGATCCGCTGCATGGTCAGCCGAACCCACAGGTCCGGGTGAATCAGGTCGCGGCCCCACTCGGTGCCGAGCGTGCGGAGACAGTGCCGCACCGTGGTCTCGGCCCCCGGCATCGCCCCCTCTTTCTGGACCCGGCCCCGCAAAACCTCCTCGGGCACGTCGAACATCGCCGACAGCCCGCGGTAGATCGGGTCGGCCCATTGAATGTGAGTGGACTCCGGGATCATGGACGCCACCAGACTCTTGCCCGCCCCGATGTGGCCGGCGATGCCGATGATCCGAACCCCGTCGCGTAGCTCCAGCATCGAGAGAATCCTTTCGCGCTCGCGGATGAGCCGCATCGTGTGTGCGGCAAGGTTGCCCGCCGTGCCGCACCACTGGCCCTGGTAGCGGCGAGCGTCGGCCGTGGCCTTGGCGATGTAGTCGTCGGAGAGAAGCGTCACGCGGTCTCCCGTAGGTCCGCGTCGCAAAACAATGGGTATGCTTTCGTCACTTCGTGCCGCCCGTGGTCGATCACCACGAGCCCCTGGCAGGGCCGCTCGGCACTGCTCGCTTTGATGTACACGGCGTACGGGGAGTAGCCGATCACGCTGCCGTTCGAGACGTAGCGGGCACCGCGGAGCCAACCCCAGTTGTGATAGTGCCCGAAGATCGTCAGGTCCGCCCGGCGGCTCACGTCCCACGCCGCGATCGCCTTGCTGGCCGGCAGGGCCAACCCGTAGACGCCGCCGGCGTAGCGGATCGAGTGGCCGTGGGTCGTGCGGAGAATGAACCCGTCCAGGTCCACGTAGCCGAGGTGCCCGGTCGCGATCCGCCACTCGACGTTGGCGTTTCGCTCCTCCCGGGCGAGCGTGTGGTACATGAGCTGCTCCCACGAGTGGTCCAGCTCGGTGGCGATCCGGAGCTTCTCGGTGCTCCGCCCATGGTTGCCCGCGTTGGTGCAGACGATCACCGATTCGACCCGCTCGGCGATCGCGTCGAGCATCCCGCGGAGCCGCTCGCCGATCCACCGGGTCGCGTTGGGCGGGGTCAGCTGCGTGACCTCCACGCAGTCCGGGTGAATGTGCCCCGTGATGAAGTCGCCGCCCAGCCAAACCACCATCCGCCGGATGTCGGCCAGCCCCCGCTCGTGGTCGAGCATCGTGAACAGCCGCCGCTGCAACTCGTCGAGCCGCCGCTGGCACACGTCGAGCGAGTAGTCGTTCTCGCCGTTGACGGTCGCCGGGTCCACCCGCTCCTCGCAGTGAATGTCCGAGAGCATGAAAACCATGGTGGCCGCGTGCCGCTTGGCGGTCCGCTTGCCGGGCGGCTTGCTCCGCACCGGCTCCAGCCCCCGGAGCGAGAGGGCCGCGTCGGCCCGGTCACGCTCGCGGTCGATGGCCGCGAGGGCGTCGCTGTACCGCTTGCGGTACGACGCCACCTCCGAACGCAGCCGGGCGATCTCGGCGTCGGCCGCGAGCCGGTCGGCTTGCTCGGCACGCTCGACCACCCGGTCGGTCAGTCGTTTCGCGTCAGCCATACCCGCAGCCCCTGGGGTCCGCACAACTCGATCCCGTCGGCCGCCGACTCCTCGATCAAGAGGTCGGCGAGAGCCGACGCGGAGGTCTGCAGCTCACCGGACTGAAACCGCCGGCGAACGTCGAGCAGCTCGGCCTGCGCCTCCGGCGGGAGCCGCTCGAAGAAGTTGCGGGGTTTTCGCTCCAGCCGCGAAACCCGGTCCGCGATCCGATCCACGAGACGATCAGCCATCGGCACCTCCACGGTGTACCGCCGTCCACCTGGTCGAGTGTCTACGGCTGGGGAGGGGCGTCAACCCCGGTAACCGGCCCCCATTTGCCGGCCGGGCACGACTCTCCGGCCCAGGAGAGTTTGCTGACCCACTGGCGTTTCCGAACGACGGGGCATCCGCACTTCCGGCACTCGCTCCCGTCGTAGTGCTCGCACCCGACGCAGATCGCGTAACGCGCTGCGACCTGCTCGTCCGTGCATCGTGGAGCCCCGGCGGCGACGTGCTTGGCTGCCGATACCGCGAAGTTTCCCGCTTTCCGAAAGATCGGGACTTGCGGTTCTGCGGAGACTATCGGGCGACGGGGACGGCAAGCAGCGACGGGACTGGAGGAGCTTTTTGGGGCACGCAGGCCGCAAACTCGGCACGCGAGGCCACCGTCTTCTTGCCGCTCAAACTGACACATTTCGTTCATGCACCACCATTATGCGGAGGCGGAAACGGCAACCTCGCCGCCTCCGAATCCTTCGTTCTCTCCACTGAACCCCTCGCAGATGCACCCGGTCCACGAGTTGCACGGAACGCCGATAGCCGTAAGGTCCGAGAGGTTTATTCCTACAGCCGTAGCAGACCAGCAACTGTCGTTGCTGACAGTTACGGATGCAGTTCTTGCGCAGAGATTGACGCTCACTTCTGCAAACCAGTTCGCGTCATTGCAGCGAGTGCCGGCAGTTGTCCTATCGGCTCCGGCTCCGACGCCAAGATCGAACGTCTTCGTGGCTGCGCCTAGACAAGTAAACGGAACAAAAAACGACTGGTTCACCTTTGAGTCAACCTCGGCATACAGCGCGATCAGGTCTGGGTCTGTCTCGGCCGGATCAAAAGCAGACCAGTCGGAAACAGTAACCCACGCGCCGCCCTGGAACTCGCTGTTTAGGCAGTCGTGCGGAGCATTGGTCGCAGGGAAGTGGCCGTTCTCCTCGCAAGAGATAACGGGGGGACTCTCGCCTCCGCATATCTCGACCGCAGACTCACTATCTTCTTGGTGCGAGCTACAACATTGAGACGGGACGTATTTACCGCACCTCTTGATAAGAGTTCCATCCTCGCACGTATCCAGTTTTGAGCAGCAAGACGGCGGGGGAGGGGGCGGCGGTCCGGCACAGCAAGGGCACACGCCGCCTTCGGGCGGCGGCTCTTGCGGATCAACACAGCACCAACAGATCACAACGCCCGCAGCACCGACTGGTCCGCCGAGCTGACTGTTTTCAGCGCGGAACGGAACCTTTGCGATCAAGTAAGCCCCGTCATCCTCAAACTCCAACTCGCTGGTGATGTCGTGATCTGCCTCTATGATCCCGAGGATTCCGCACTCCTCGATAGTGTCGATTCCCGCGATCGTCCCGTAGTCGTCGATCTTGGAGTTTTCCCGCAGAAATGCGTGGATCTCCTTGCCTGCTATCGACTGCTTGCAGAAACGCTCGACAATGTATCCCTCTATCACATCATCAGCGCAGTCGCCGACGACGGCATCTTCTCCATCGGCGCAGTTTCCGATGTTCGGACATTCGTCAAACCATTTGCCTGGAGGCTCGGTGTCTTCGTATGAGTAGGTGCGCGTGCGGCAACATTCTTCCGAGCATCCGCAGCAGGTGCAGTTAGGCAGGAGGATCATCAGAACACTCCGCCGCGATGAGGTGCCAATGAGAATCGACGTTGGCCACGGCCACCCACTTCGCCGCAGACCCCGTCGCGGACACGCTGGCAAATCTGTTCACGCCGGTAATGGAAACCGGCCCGCTAGGCCCGCTGACCTGCTCGCCCGCGCCCGTGTGCTCCCAAACCGTTTGCGTGCCACCCTTTGCCCACGTCCCGGTGATCTTGCCAACCATCACGCCGCCCCCCGCCCCGGCCCCAATCCGAACGAGCCCCCACTTGCCAGTCCCGGTGCCCGACTCTTTCCAGAGAATCGCAGCCTCGCCGGACGACGCCGTCTGCAGCTCGGTCGCCGAGCCGGGCTTGGGCGTGGCAAACCGATGATCCGCAGCCTTGATGTCCAACTTGCACTGGACGACGCCGTCGATCGCCACCATCCCCAACTGATCTTTCTCAATCGGCTCCACCGCAACCACGAAGCCAGCGTTGGTCGTCCCGGTTGGCGTGATGCCAATGATCGCTGGCGACGACTGAAACTGGTCGGCCTCGGCTCCAGTCGCACCGCTTGGCGTAGGCAATACGCCGTCGATGTGCAACACCCCCCACTGCGGTATCGTTTCGCTCGTATCATTTCGGCAATAGACGCGAAAGTTGGTCCGCCGGTACGAAAACTCCTCGCCTGGGGCCGACGAAGCCGCCGGCCTGACGAGGTCCACCATCCGGTTCCACGTCGCCGCATGGATGGTGAGCTTCTCGCCAGGCTGCGCCTTGCGATACGGGTCGCCGGAGGACATCACTTTGCCTCAAAGTTCTTTTTCGGCTGGTACACGCTTGGGAACTGTGTGCCACCGATAGCGAGCCGAGAGAAGTCTGCGCCTTCGTAGACGCTGCTGACGTAGACGTATCGAGGCCGCTTGATGAGCGACCCGGCGGCGGCAACCGTGTCGTAGGTAACCGTGAGGTAGTCCCAGCCACCCTTGTCGATGCCGGTGATTGCGCCGATCTGTATGCCGGTCTTATTCGGACTGGCAGAGAACGAGAACGTGACTTGGCAAGTCGTCGCCCCGCGCTCGGCTTGGCCGCGAGCGCCGAGAAACAGCACCTCGCCCTTTCCAAACATCCGCCACGGCGCGTTGTTGATCTTGCCGGAAAGCTCGTAGAGCGTTTCAAGGTACGACTCGACGACGCACGCCGCTGGGAACGTCCAGGTCTCCGAGAACGTGAACGCCGGAACCGTCACGTCCACGCCGCGGACCTGGTCCCCCTCGATGTCGATGGCCCCTTCGGTATCCGGCGCGGTCTCGCCGGCCTTGGCGTACTTGGCCTGCCCGGTGGCCCCCGCGAGCCCGGCCGTGTTTGTCTTATTCGCCTGAGTGATATGGGCGGTGCCGCTGCTCGTGTCGAACGAAATACTCGTCGAGACCCCCTGGCAACCAGACCCGGAGTCCTGTGACTGCGGATCCGGCTCCTCCTCGTCGGACTCAATCGACAGATTCACGTACTGGGCAGAGATCTCCCACCAGTAGTTGCCCAATCCGCGAATGTCGAGCCTGGCCCGCTTGTGGCCAGACCAGTAGAGCGGTGCGTTTGCGACGGCCCACTGCTCGGCAGCCAGGTAGTTTGCCTTCTGCGAGACGAGCCACCGTAGGGTGACCTCTCGTTCCAGACCACCCTTGTCGTTCGTCGTCAGGCCGCCGGAGCCTGAATCAAACAGCTCGATAACTTCTGGATATGCCATTGGTTTGCCTATGCGAACGCGATACCGCCGGAGCGGGCGAGCTTCACCAGCTCGCTCAAATGACGCGCGGCCTCGCCGACAGACGCGGCCGTCATTTCCATTGGGGTCACCAGCGACTCGGCGCCGCCGGCGACCGCAGCCTCTGGACTCTTGGCGGCGGCGGCTATGGCATCTCGCATGGCCTCGACGTCACCGATCGGAGCGGCCCCCTTGAAGTCACCACGGAGCATCCCTTCTAGCGCATCTGCAGCCCTTCCGGTGTTGGCCGCGATCGTGTGCATCGTTGCCAACTCCGGACCGACACCGACCCGCCCGGCGATCGCAGCCGAGAACGTGCCGATCGACCTGGCGCTCACGCCGCCAACGGTGGGGTCCATGTTCGGAAACTCAGGCCCTCCACGCTTTGCCTCGCTGCCCTTCGTCTCCTGCTTTCTTGCCTCTCGCTCAGCAGCCGCACGCCTCTTTATGCGATCCCGTTGTGCTTCCAGGTCCGCGATGACTTCCGGAGTGAGATCCGCCGCCGCGGCGTCAGCCGCGCGTCTTTCTTCTGCCCGCCTATCTCGCTCGAACTCCCTCGCCGCTGCTCTCGCGTCGGCTGTGGGCAGCGATTCGCGCTCACGCTCCACGCGGGCATCGACCTCCGCGATGGCGTCATCTAGCCCGTTGATCCAGAAATCCCAATCGAAAGCCGCCTTGAAATACAGGCCGAGACGCTCCAACTGGGCCTGCATCCAGAGAATGTCCGATCCGAACAAGCCGAGAAACCTGTCGAGCCCCTCCGTGAGCATGTCGCCAATGAAGTCGCTCACGCCCATCACGGTATTTTTGACGGCGGAAAATGTGTCGTGCCAATACTGCTGAAACTTCACCAATGCGATCGCTAGGTTTATGTTCATCAGCTCCCACGCGACGCCGAAATCCAGCGACATGGCTGCCGCCATAATCGCGTCCATCTCTGCCGCAAACTCCGGCGATAGCTGGTACATATTCGCGAGCATGATCGCCACGCCGCCCACGAGCGCCGCCGTGGCTATACCGATCGGCGAAGTGAGCAGGGCCAATGCCGCCGAGAAGATGCCGACGGCAGCGGCCAGCACCTTGAACGCGAGCCCGGTCGTGATGAGCACCACGCCGAGCCCTACCAGAGCAGCCGTGCCTGCAGCCGCGGCCGTCGCCACGCCGGGGAACGCGGCAATGAGGGCCGCCACGACGTCGATGAATCGTGCGGCCGCCGCAGCCGCGTAGCCGATGTTTGGGCCAAGGGCCTTGGCGAACGCAATCGACAACCGCTCCACGGCGGCGTACATGGTCTGCAGCGCACCGGTGATTCCGCTCATGAGGATCTGAAACTTCATCGCGACCGGCAGGTTGGCCTCCATCGCGTCCGCGATGTCACCGAAGCCTTCGACGCCTACGTTGAGGAACGCACCGACAACACGAATACCGCGATCGCCAAAGACCTGGCCGAGAATCCTGTCTCTCATGACCTGGTCTACGCCCTCAAGCGCCTTTTCGAGAACGCCGACGATCTGCACGAGCGGCAACAGCTCGCCGTCCACGTTGCGAAAGTTTTCGAGCGTCAGCCCGATCTTCGCCAGCGCCTCCTCCGCCTCCATCGAGGGCGACGTGAGACGCATGAGGGCAGTCTTGATCCCCGTGCCGGCTTCCTCGCCCTTGATGCCGAAGCGGGCGAGCACCGCGAGACCTTGCGAAATATCGAACAGTGATTGGTTGAACAATGCCCCCGCAGACCCGACAAGCCCGAACGATTCAACCATCGCCGCGATCGACGTTTCGCTCGCGTCCGCAGCAGCAGAGAGCGTATCGACGGCTTCGGTGGCCGAAACTCCAAACGTGTTCATCGAGACCTTCATGAACACAGCTGCCTCTGCCATCTCGACGCCCGACACGCGGGCGAACTCCACGGCCGCCTTGCCCGCACCGCCCAGCACCTGCTCCAGCGACATGCCGGCCTTGAGCAACTCCAGAAACGCCTCCGCGATGCCGGACGGCGCGACCCCCATGGTTTTGGACAAATCGAGGGCCGCCTTCTCGACGGCCTTTAGTTCGCCGTCGGTCAGGCCGGCCGCGGCCTTCATGCCGAGCATCGCGTCTTCAAACTTCGCCGCAGTCTTGGCGGCGAGCACCATGGGGATGCCCAAAGCGGTGCCGACCAGCGACATCGACGTGCCTAGGGACTGCATCGTGGATCCGATCGCCTTGAGCCGTCCCTGCACGCGGGCCATGGCCTGCTGGAAACGGGTATCCTTCGCGTAGATCTCTACGAAGGCACCGCCCGCACGGACTCCACCAGCGCCGGCCATGTTCAGTCCCCAAACATTTCAGCGAGGGATTTCTCGTCCAGCATCTTCGGCTTCGCTTTTTCGTGGAACGGATTGAACTCGTTGGGCTGGTAGGGCTCTCGCCGCTTCTTGGGGTCGCGGTGGATCGAGTAGTGCTGGGCTACGACGGTTGAGGTGTGACCCCACGCCTCTTTCTGCTTGGCCGTGGCGGCCCAGATGAGCCCGCGTAGGGTCCACTCTGCTGGATGGACTCCGATGACGCCGGCGAGCTCGTAGCAGAGCTTGTAGATGTCAACAGGTTCTCGATCGCGACGTCCATGTGGCGCTCCATGCTCTGCACCCTCGACTGCATCGTCTCCACGATCCTGGCGTCGGCCTGCCTCGCCTTGTCCAGCGCCATCTGCAGCACTGGCCGCATCTCCTTCCGGCAAAAAAAAACCACCTCATCGAGCAGAGCGTTGCTCGCATCGTGCAGCGTGTCGGCATTGAAGGCGTCGGCGAACTGCTCCGGCGTCAGCCCGCGGCCATCCGCTTGCTCTTGGCACATCGCGTAGAGCACGCGCCCCAGCGTGAATACGTTGTTGATCTCCTTGAGACAGTTTTGCGTGGTCGGCAGGTCAAGCATGTCCACGCCGGTCGATGTCTTCACTCGCTCGAAAGCCCCTAGACTCCCGCGAACATTCCAAAGCCTGCCCTCGGTGTCCGTGAACGTCTTCATGGGTGGCCCCACTGCCTCAGTGAAAATCGTGCCACGACAGCGTCGTCGATGCCCTCATCGGCGACGACTTCGTGAATGGTGAACTTGCCGCTTATGGGCATGAGCCCATTGGTCGTCGTCACAGTGATCGGCGTGTCGGAAGACTCGGCGTTCCGCAGCGCCTCGACTTCCTCCGGATCAAAAACCTCGACGTCGATCTCGTAAGTGCGGTGGGTCACGACTGACGAACGAGACGAGTGGCCGTAGCCAGTCGCATCCACCTCTGTCGTGGTTCTCCTCACGCCTACGTCACGGACGCTCCGCAGCGTAAGGAGCCCGTCCACGCGAAACACGCACTCGCGCCCAAGGACGAACTTCTCGTTGGCCACGGCCCACCTGTTTCGTTGGGCCGATCAACCAGCCGTCTTGCGAAGGTTGACAGTCCATTCAACGGCGTTGTCGAGATCCTGCGACTCTGAAATGCTCATGACCTGGAACACGCCCGAAGGGCTGGCAAACGGCCCGCTCGGCGACAGCGTGCAGGTGATCGTGCCGGTCGTCCCGAGGCCGCCGGTGATCGTGTGGTGCAGCACGACCACGTCGATCGACGTGTTCTTTCGCACAAAGGCGAACTCCTGCTCGTCACCGCTTGCCCTGGTCGTCACGTCTGCCTCGGCAGCGGTCTCGCGATTGACGGTGACCGTCTTGACGTCGTTGTTGGCGATTCCCGCCGAGAAAGTGAACGTCCCGTTCTTGCCGAGGTAGTACGTGTGGGCTGGCATGGCTGCGGAGGCTCCTTGTGCGGCTAGGTCAGTGTACCTATACGTCAGTATACATGCCTACGACCCACGGATGAACGTCCCGCGGCCGGCCTGCGCCACGCTGAACTGGCCGCCGAACGCCTTCGCGAGATCCCCGTTTGCGACAGCACGCATCATCGCTGGGTGCATAAATGGCCGCTCAGGATACGTGACCGTCCGCCGCTGCGAGGTCACCTGCCACATCGCGGAGTTTCTCGGCCGGTCTCCTGTGGCACCGGTTCTCGTGATGACCTGGCCACCTGGGTAGCGGTTGCGAAATACCCAAACCGACAGAGTCTGAGTCCCGCCGAACTCATGCAGGTATGGCAGCATCTTGCCCTTCTTGCTGGGACCGACCACCGCCGACCGTGTCTGCGGATCAAAGTAGTTCCACAGGTTTCGGCGAAACCCAAGCATGTGCGAGTAGGGGACGTGCGTGTGCGGTGGCGTGCCCGGGCGAGACGGCGGCCTGGTCTGAATCTCCATGATCCTGGTTTGCAGCGTGCGTCGCGTCCGCTGGCTCGTCGTCGGCCTGGAGGCGAGCGCGGCCAGCGCCACCCCGGGGTTGTCTTTCATGATCTTGAGCCGGGGGCGGCCTGCCCCCATCTTGCGAATGGACCGCTTGGCGTAGTCCTTGATCCGCATCGAGCCCTTGGAGAGCGCCTTTAGCTCCATAGCGCTCAGGGAAGACTTCACGGCGTCCCGGTCAAAGAAAAAGCTCGTGCTGACCCGCAGCGAAATACTCGGGATCCGAAAGCCGCCGCTGAGGGCGGCCCCGAATGGATTGCCGCCGATTGGCATGAACTGCATGGCTACACCAATACGTGTTCGCGTGGCACCCGGTACGTAACCCCGATCTGGGCGAGAAACATGCGGCGGTCGTTGAGGTTGTCGCGGTCAAACGTCGCGTCGAACGTCGAGCCGAAGTATTTCGCATTGTCCGGCATCCCCGCAGTGCCCAAGGTGCCGCTGCGGATCGCGTCCATGATCTCCTCGCAGAGCTGCATGAGCGGATCTATCTGCTCGTTACTGCCGTCTGTGGCCTTGCCAATCATGACCATTACAGAGTGCGTGAACAGGTCTTGTCCGCGCGCCACGCGCTCGGTCTCAATCGGTCCCGGCACCACGGCCACTCGCAGCGACTGCAGCTCGGTGCCGTCGTAGTCAGGGACGTATTTGCGGGAAGCAGCCACTGGCATGGAGAGCGGATACGCCGACAGGGCTGCGGCGAGCGAGTCGGCAATCTGCACGGCGATCGACATTGGCTATTCGGCCTTTGGGCCGTCCTCCGATTCCATTGTCTCAAGTAGCCGGACGTTCTTGGCCAGCCGCTCGTCGCTAGGGCTTCGGCGAAGGGCTTCGCGGGCGTGGCGGAGGGCTTCTGCGTAGCGACCGAGTTTCATCGCCGCCGATGCGGCGAGGTCCGGGGCGACGTCCGAATACGCTCGCGGGTCGCTGGCGTGCGACATCGACTCCTCCGGGCACGAAACGGCCTGACGTGCCCAGTAGAGCGTTCCGACGTAGTCGCCCATCTCCCACGCTTTCTCGGCCACGGCGACGGTCACCTCGGGCTCGTCCGGAGATTCGGTCAGGGCATGAAACAGGTGGCGGCTTGCATTGGATGGCTCCAGTCTCGCAAGCACTCGCCTGGCATACGCCCGCTCGTGCGGCGATCCGCCCGGCATCCGCAGGTATCGCTCGAACGAATCGCGGGCCTCGGCCTCTCCGGCGTAGTCGAGCTCCCGAGCGAAATACCACTGCATCCGCGCGTCGGCCGGATTCTCGCGGACCGCCTGGCGGAGCAGCGACAGGTCGCTCTTGTGCATCTTGCCGGGCTGCCGGTGGTGGCGGATCACCACGTCGTCGTTGAAGGTCTGCACCTCGGCCCCGTCCCACCGCACGAGCCCCTCGTGGGTCGCCCCCGTCCAGCGGTAGCCGGTGCGGGAGTGGATCCGGTCGCAGCGAAACCGGAGCGCGTCTGACCACCAGTACCAGTAGCGGAGCTTCGTGGTCTCCGGCTTCCACGCGGCCTCCAGGGCCGCCCGCCACCCGGGGTCGAGGGCTTCGTCCAGGTCGAGCCGGATCGCCACGTCCACGTCCGCGGGGACGTGCATGAGCGAGAGGTTGTGGGCGTCGTCCCACCGCCACGGGATCGGGGCACCGCGGGCCACCGTGACCCCCGCGGCCTCCAGCAGCTGCACGGTGTCGTCGGTGGAGCCGGTGTCAGTGACCACGCGAACGTCCGCGTCCCGGCACGACTCCTCCCAGCGGGCCACGTTGGCGGACTCGTTCTTCGCGAGGGCGTAGATGGCGACCTTCATGTCAGGATGGCCCCCTGCCGCAGCCCGTCATCGAAATACTCCACCGTCCGGGCCTGCTCGCGGGCGAACGTCTCGACCGCCCGCCGCACGTCGCGGTTGTCGCAGTCGTCCGCCAGGATCGCCCGGCAGTGAGCCACGAGCCGCAGATCCGCCAGGGCACCCTCGTAGGAGTGGTCGCCGTCGATATGGGCGAAGTCGGCCGGCGGGAGCGACTTGATCGCGTGCGAGTCCACCACGACCAGGTCGGCGTCGATCTCGTGCCGGTCCACCAGCCGCCGCCAGTGGGCGAGACAGTCGTAGCTGTCGGCGTCCATCGCCCCGTCGATGCAGAGAAACGACGCCCGCGGGGCCACGGTCGCGAACGTGAGCAGCGAGTAGCCGCAGCGGGTGCCGATCTCGATCACCCGCCGGGGCGCGAACCGCCGGCAGACCTGCGCTTTCATGGCGTAGTGGAAGATCACCCGGCTGTCGCAGCCGAACCAATCGTCGTCCCGCCAGTTGGCTTCCAGCAGTGCCCGGATGGTGTCCACGGCCGGCACGTCCACGCTCACTCCCATGTCGGACTCTCCAGGATGGATCGCACCTGCTCGACCGCCATCTCGGCCATCCATGCCTCCGCGTCACGCACGCCGAACGTGGCGATCAGCTTGCCGCCGCGGAGGGCCAGCCCGGCGCAGAACTCGATCTTTCGCGGTTCGCGAAACGCGAACGGCGGCGACACGGCCGCGATGGACCAGTCGGCTTCGGAGAACAGCACGAAGCGGTGCTCGTAGACCCGGCGGCCCTTGACCATCGCGACCTCGTGGATCACCGCCAGCCACTCGCCGCCGCCGATCGGCACGAGCTGCGAGCCGCCGCGAAACGCCCGGGCCACCGGCGGCGACTCGGCGTAGGCCGTGACCGTCCAGTCGTCGCCGGCATCCTCCACCAGACAGACGTGGCCGTTGGCCGAGCACGAGTAGAGCCACCGCTTCTGGCCCACGATCGGCATCCAGTTCTTCTCGTGCTTGCCGTCCACCGTGTCGTGGCACACGAGACTCGCGATCCGGCCGTCCACGACTTCGCCGTAGGCCATCCGGCAGGTGCCGTCCTGTCCGTCGAGATTGCGGAGCGTGGCCGATGCGTAGAGCCGGCCGTCGATCGAGTTGAGCCGCACGTCCTCCAGCCCATCGACCGGAAACTGCGACCGCGGGTAGTCGCACTGCAGCATGGTCGCGAGACCGGGCCGCTCGTAGAGCAGGTTGTCGGTGCGGATCACGCCGGCATCTTCCGGCGGCATGACGTACTGGCCGTTGTCGTCGATCCGGTAGTTGCTGGTGCGGACGTTGTAGAGCGGTACGCCGTCGTGGATCACGACCGACGGGTTGAACCGAGACCAGCCGACCCGGACGGCGGGCTCAAGCGGAGTGAGCCACACGTCCACCAGGTCGCCGAGCGGCCGGGTGTACCACGTCCGGTTGGAGCGGACGGCTTCGTCCTTCTCCGCGGAGAGGTCCATGCGCATGAGCCGCTCGCACGCGCGGCGTCCCACGTCGTGCTCGCCGCAGTAGTATGCGTGGGCCGCGAGTCGGTGCAGGTGTTCGATCATAGGTGTTCACCCGTTCACCGGCAGCGTAGCGATCCGGGCCGGGGTGTAAACCCCGGGATTCGCGGCGGCTATTCGGAGGGCGGATCGCTGGCTGCCACCAACCCCGCCACCTCGCTCATCGGCACCACCTCGATCTCGCCGAATCTCGCCACATCTAGTCGGCCGAATCCTGCGGCGTAGATTCCGCCAGCGCCCACTTCAGACAGAATGTCGGCACAGTGGTAGTAGCGTCCGTCAACCAAAGGCCCTGCTGGAAACACGCTGAACGACGCACTT